TAGTTCTTTAATCATACGCTGAACTTCAGCCGGTGTATTACCTGCACCTGCGGCTTGTGCCGCTGCCATTACAGCTTCTTTTATTTCGTCTTTAATTTTTTGCTTTTCGCTTTCAGATAATGTCTGACCTTTGCCTTTGCCTTTACCATCATCGTTACCATCACCATTGCTTGCCGGACCTTCGCCCCATTCAAAGTGTTCATCTAACATTTCGCCTAGTTGGTCAATATCAATTTTTTCTGCATCTTGATACAATTGATCGTATACCTCTTCTGAAGTCCATCCTTCATATTTAAAGTCTTGGAAACATTCAACTAACTTTGGCTTCACTCCGATTCTGTCTCTTACAAGCATATTGTTAACGATATAATCACACGCAACATTATAAAGATATGGATTACGTTCGCCTCTACGTGTTAAATGATCAAATACCATATGTAGAATTTCGTGTGCAATAACAAATTCAATTTCTTTATTATCCATAGCATTAAAGAACTGTGTATTATAATAAAGATTGCGTCCATCTACAGCCGCGGTAGGAATAATATCATCTGCTGCCACAATACGTAAACGTGTTGCCATATTACCAAAAAATGGATGTCTAAGAAGTAAACCAACACGGGCAGTGATAATACGATCTAATACTACCTTTTGCATTTCTTCTAATGCTTCTGGTGTAATATTAGGATCTGGTTCCCAATTTTTAAGCTTACTAGCTGTTTTTTCTGTAGACATTTTCATAACTACATATTGCGGCATAAAATCTAACATAATTGATCCTCATTTATCAGTGCTTATTACTTATAGCATTATTTAATGTTTTTGTCAACCTTTAAATAGAATAAGTGGACAGTACGAATACTGCCCACTTTTCCTTGACTCAAGCGTTTTGAGCAGCCTTGATGTACTTGCCGTAACGAGAATGGAACTCATCAAAACAAGCAACTTCGTCTGGATCGATTGGAAGATTGTATTGTGTAAGAGCAAGTTTTATACCCATTACAACCAATTCAGTCTCAAAATTATCCATTGCAAACCTTAAAAAGTTATTAACCTTATTGTCAAACTTTTTGTCGTTTGCATCACTTGCTTCTTTAAGCTCGTAGCAAAGAGACACAGTTAAGGAATACATTGCACTGATTTCCTGTGTTTTTATCTCTTTAACCTTACCCGCTAAAATATCTGTTGGGTTCGGCATACTTCCCGCAATTTTGCGATGAGCCATAAATTTTACAGCCAAACCTTCGCCTACCGAGCCTGCAACAAGATCTGTAGTAGTAGATTCGTCTGTATCTTCTTCGTCTAATAATTCGCTAACAAAACTCCACGAACGTGGTGTAGCAAAACTACGACTAGGCGATTTAGGATCAAAATCATAAAGATCCTGTTTAGCAAATTGTAAGTAGCCTACCACATCTGAATGTTGTGTGTTATCTACTGCCCACTCAAACCAGTCATCAAAATTAACTGCAAGCTCTAAGTGAACGAAACGATTTGCAAGCGGAGCAGGCATACGATATGTAACGCCTTTGTCTGCTTCGCGGTTACCAGCGGCAACAATAATAACGTTGTCTGGTAATTTATATTGTCCTACTCTACGATTAAGAATTAACTGGTATGCAGCCGCTTGTACAGCCGGAGCAGATGAATTCATTTCATCAAAGAAAACAACAATATTATCATATGCTTTCGCAAATTCTTCGTCTGGAAGTTCGCTAGGCGCACCCCAAACCATTTTACCTTGATTAGCATCAAAGTACGGAATGCCTTTGATATCTGTAGGTTCCCAAAGTGATAGTCGGATATCAATCAAGTGACTATTTGGCATACTGTCAGTAATTTGCCTAATAATATCTGACTTACCAATGCCTGGAGGTCCCCATAAAAATACAGGGCGTTTCTTTTTAAATGCCCGGTTAATGCTTTTCTTTGCACGGTTAGGGCTAACTGTTCTAACTGTAGTGTCCATTTTGTATTTCCTTATATTTGTATCAGTGCGTATACGTTATTATAACATTAAATCTTATAGAGGTCAACCTCAATATGCATCTTTGTATGTTACAATAGCGGCAATTTCTTTGATAAGTTTTTTGCCATAATCTGTAAACAAGATACCTTGCTGCCAAACAAAATGTTCAACATCTTGGATGTGGTAGAAAGTTTCCTGCCCTACAATCCACTCAAGTGCAGTAGTGCGGTTGCCAGCGCCGATTGCAATAACATCTTGCACACGGTCTTCGAACTTGGCAACATCTGCTGCCTCTTGTACTGCTTCTTGTATTGAATTAGCTTCTAAAGCATTGCAATACTCGTCCCAAGTCTTCTGCTTTTCAGCAGGAGTACAATTGTCCCAATCGGCCCAAAAGGCCTCACGTGGACGATAACCATACACATCTTTGTGTAAATCTGAAATAATATCATTGCTATATGTAAACATTGTATTGCCCTTTGTGTTTTTGCCCTATACACTTAATATAACATAACTTTAGATCTATGTCAACCTCTTTTCAAAAAAAATAGGCCCCATAAGGACCTATTTTAATAAAAATATTAGTTATTATGCGAAGATTTTCGCTCTTGAACCGTTTACATCACGAGAAACAATACTGTATCGTGTTGCACCAGTAGTAGCAATGTCAGTCTTAACTACTAGACCAGCCGCTTTTAACTCACTCATTCGAGCTGGAAGTTGCTGAATTCCAAACCTTGCTCTTGCATCTTTTGCAGTCAAAGTTTTACCTGTTCCACGAAGATATGTTTCGAGGAAAGTTTTTTGGTTAGTTTTAATTGTTGTAAATGCCATTTAGGCCTCCGTTTTTAAGTTACCTTAGAAATTAATTTCTAAGCAATAATAACAGTATACATTATTATAAAAGATTGTCAACCTTTTTTCTTTAACCTAATTAAAAAACTTCCTGGATTATATCTTTGTTGGTTACATTCTCTAACTAGTGGGTGATTATTTGCCCAGGTAGGAAACTCTACCATCATTGCACCTTGCCCAGTAATTACACTACATTGCTTATGTCCAAGATAGTATGCTCGATCAACTTCTCTTTTAAATCTTGCCCAACCTTCGTGTATATGGCATCCGTGTAAATCAATCCTCATTTTGTCTTTTCATTGCTTTTGTTAGGCCGTACTTACGCAAATCACCACTAAACAATGTTAATTCAACTGCTTTCTTTTCATTTGTAACCGTTATGCTTCTATTTGTCAAATAATAAGGGCAATCTATAAACTTATCTAAAAATATTATAATTTGTGTTGTTAAAGGCATTTCACGTGGATATGGAATATCGTATGTTGTTAGTCCTAATTCTTGTATTGCTTCATAGCCTTGATCTGTTAAACGTAGTCCGCCTACTTCTTTATTTCTAGTATTATACCACCAAATATGTAAGTATTCTTGTACTGAAATATCATTATAAGTTTTGCCTAATTCTTTTAGGAAAATTTTTGTGTATGTAATTTTATTAGACATTAGTCAATTTGTTCACCTTCGACTAATTTAACTACTGTAAATTCGTCTGTTTTGAACATTTCATTTAATTTTTTAGAAAGATTAAATGCGTGTCCTGGATTTGAAAAACTAGTTTTTTTGTATTTTGGTCCAGGGTAATTTGTTAAAGAGTTACTACTTTTTAAATTAAATGGTTTATTTTTGTAAAACACAGCCCAGATTGCATCCGCTTCTAAAACTTGTTCGCACTTGTATGTAATACTATTTGTGAATTCTAATAATACATTTGGCTTAGGTCTGCTCATATGCGTAATCCTTTAAGTTATATACGCATATATTTATCTTTTTAAACCTGTACTTTAACTATTTCCAGTCAGAATTGCCATCAAAAACTACTTCTATATCGCCGATGTCACCGCCGGCATTTTCTTTTACAAATTTTTCCAAGTCACCGTTTAATCTTGCCATTACAATTCCTAAGGTAAAAGCAAGATTTTTAGCTTGCACTATGTCTAATCTAAGTTCTCTTGCTCTACTTGTTTCTGCAGACTTTACTTGTTGAATAAATTGTTGTATACTACTGGTGTTTAATGGCTCTATTGACATTACTCAATGCTGCTTTCATTTCTATTTCAGTTTTAAATGGACCCATATATTCATTCCTTTGCAAAGTAATTAGTTTAGGACAAAAACTTTTTAACCAATTTACATTAAATTTAACTAGATAATATCCTGCACAATATAAACTTTTAGACTTTGGACTTTTTGTAAACAATGGTAGTTTGCTTTGTAAATCGTACATACTATTGAAGGGTAAAGATCTTGTTGTATATCCGTGTACGTCTTTGTCAGTTGGACTTTCTGTTGGAATCTTAGCAACAAAAAGATCTTTGCCTAGTTTTCTTTTTAGTGCATTTTCGCTTTTGTAAAAATCTATTTTACCTTTTGCACTTACAACAAAGCCTTCATCTTCTTTTGCTAATGTACCTACACGTACACCTGCATCTTCTACAATCCAAAATTTACCATCTAATATGGGTTTAGCTTTTACTGTCATACGTTATACCTTGCTTGTAACGGTTGTGAATATTGTGCAGCATTGTCTGCAATACGTTGTAAATCCCACTTTGCACAAAACTTCATTAGCCTCATACCTACTTGCGATACGTTTTTAGGATTTTCCATAGCTTCATCTATGTTACTGTTTATAATATCTCTAATATCTGCAGGTTGTGCAGTCAAATCACACAATGTTACATTGCGTGTATAATCATCTAGTACACGGTGCTCTATACCTTCGTGGTCGGTCCAACGCTGTAGCATCATATTATTCCAGTTGTAACCTTTTGTAGTCTTGTCAGCATACGCTTCAATAAGACCTACTTTGTTCTTAGTACCTTTCTTACGTACACCAGGGTAAGCACTAAACACGTTGTCACTAGTGTCGCCACGCATACACTTCTCAAATAACATAAAGTCAGGCTCAGGTGCAGGCTTTGCCTCTTTAGTTTTCTTATCAATTACACGATCACCTTTGTCTGTAAAGTAGCCTTCGTGTGTAATTGTTGTATTACTTACACCGTTATACTGGCGTACATTGGGTGCAATTAGTTGTGCAAAGTCACCATCGGTGCTAACAATAACGTGATCGTCATCTGTATGTTTTTGTACCCAGCCAGCAATAAGGTCGTCTGCTTCTAGTCTAGGATCTTGTAACACTGTACAATTAGTCTTAGTGCCAACAAAGTCTTTAAACTCGTCAAAGATTTCCCAAAACACTTTATCTTCTTCTGCTTCACGAGGACTCATAGCATCACGGTGTTCTTTACGATTGCGCTTGTAAGGCTCATAATAGTCCTTACGCCAACTGCGTCCTTCTAAGCAAAACACAACGTGCGACCCGTTAAAGTCTTGCCACGCTTTTTTAATGCTGTTAAGTGTAATGTGCATAGCCATACCTACTTTAGTATCGATATCACCACGGACAACGTGACGAGCTCTAAAGAAA